ATTTGATCAGCGGTTATGGCTAGTTCTTTGCTAGTTATAGTGCCGCTAACCAACATCTGCTGTAATGCTGCTTCCATACCTGTAGGTAATAGTTTTATACCTGTTTCAAACTTTTGTCGTGCTTCACCTTCAAGATTATTCAACGTGTTCTGCACTGCGGATTGCTCTGCTGCTTTTCTTGCTCGGGCCTGCGCCGCTTTAGCTTCTTCTCCTGTAATACTAGAGATAACTTTTAGATTAGTTATATAAGCGTCTACGCCCTTGGCCAATTCAGCATCAGACTTGCCTTTTAATTGATTAGATTGTGCTAAGTTAGCCATATACTCAGCTGTGCCTTGGATCTGTTCTTCCATACTGGCACCTATGTTAAGCAGACCTCGCCTAAAAGGCTCAAGAGCTTTAAACGTTTTAGATACAGCCACAGCTCCAGCACCTGCATTACCACCTAATAATGTTAGGTCCGTAGCCGACTTGCTCACTGCTTCCATAAAATCTCTATAGCTAACCCCGGCTTCATGTGCTGTATCGGCCATCTCAGTCATACCATTAGCAAAAAATATACCGGCCTTGGTAGATTCTTGATATGATTTTATAGTTTTCTGTACTTCAATGTTCAGAGTCTCTACACCAAATTTTGCTAGTTCAGCTGTTTTGTCTGATACGTAGCCAAATAGTTTAGCTAATCCGATAAGTGCTACACCAAATATCTTAAAGTATCCAGGCAATACCGCAGTTAAAGTAGCACCGATAGCCTCCCCTCCGCTAGCCATAGCACTATTCATTTTTCTAGTAGCTTCGATGCTCTGTACTTGCATCTTAGTTACCATACCAAAAGCATTTCCTGAACCTTGTAATTCACTTACAAATGTTTTGAAATTTTCGATAGCCAGATCGATCATAGCTGTAGCAGCACCCTGCAGACTAGTGGTGAGTCCTTCGACTACACTGGCGCCAATGGCTTGATGCCTAATACTCTTAATCCTAGCCAGTGTTTCTGCATCGATCGCTTTGCCGGATCTAGCCAATTGAGATTGTAGTTGTCTAAACTGACCTAGACTGTCTAATACGTGTACCGAACCGTCTTTGATACTGGCTGCTAGATCTGCTATACCTTCTTGCCCTTGTTTAAAAGAGATTTCAAGTTTTCGTAACTGTTTTTCAGCATCAGTCAGCGTCCTACCAAATGCACCTGTAGCATCTCCGGATTTTCCCATCACTTCTTTTAGATTTGAAATTAAATCTACAAATGCGTCCATTTGCCGTGATTGTTCGTCAGTCATTTTTAGCCTATAAATATAGAGTACATCAACTATTTATAAGGACTTCAACCGTGGAAATCAAGTCTCCAAACCCCTTACTTAAACATTTTCGACAACCAGTTATCTATCTTAAGTTGCCTAGTCAGGGACAATTCTATCCTGAAGGTTCCTTAAATATGCCAGAATCCGGAGAATTACCTGTGTATCCGTTGACATCACGGGATGAAGTCACATTGAAAACACCTGATGCATTGATCAACGGTCTCAGTGTTGTAGAAGTTATACAGAGCTGTATACCTGATATAAAAGATGCATGGCAGCTACCCAGCGTGGATCTAGATGCAGTATTCATCGCTATACGGATCGCCAGCTACGGCAACAAATTGCCCGTTAATGTAACTTGCCCATCATGCAAGCAAACCAATGAATACGAAATTGATCTGCAGAATACACTATCACGTATCAAACAGCCTGATTTTTCTTCCTTACTTGCTACGGATAGTTTAAAGATCAAATTTAAACCACAACCTTACATATCAGTCAACAAGATCAATAGCAGCAGATTTGAAGAACAGCGTATGGTAACCCAGTTTTCAGATGTGTCTGTCCCTGAAGAGCAGAGATTAACAGCTCTTAAAGAACAGATGCGTAAGATTGCCGAGCTGAACATCGACGTATTAGCGGACAGCACAGAATATATACAGACCATGGACAATCAAGTAGTAAGCGATAAGAAGTTTATCTTTGAGTTTTATCAGAACGCTGACTCCAAGTTAATAAAAATTCTAGATGCTAAATTTGCTGAACTTAATAGCCAATCCGGCTCAGGTGAAGAAACTATAGTCTGCGGAGATTGTAAATTTCAATTTACTACCAGCGTGGAGTTTGACTACGCAAATTTTTTCGTAACAGGCTCTTGACTCTAACAGACGAAGAAATATCAGAGTTTCTAGATCGTCTGGAAAAAGAATCAAGGGCCATAAAAAAGAATCTGCTGGAGATGTGTTGGCACATGAGGGGTGGACTATCATACGATGACGCTATGCTACTCAGCTACCATGAACGTGAAATGATCAACGATATAATCAAAGATCATATGGACGTGACTAAGAAGACCCAACTGCCATTTTTCTAATGCTATAAGTATGCCGATAGCAACAATCAATAAACTATATTGAAATGATTTGTCATATGATTCTAAATATTTTGCTGAGTTTATAAACAGCTAAGGAGAATTATATGGAAATTTTAGCAACAGTAAGAAAATGGGCACAGTCACTAGCTGAAGTTGGGGTTAGTCTTATTGCTCTAGGTATCGTACTTGAGATACTATTTAAAGGGGTAACAATCCCTTTCCTACCTACTACATCTGTAATCGGTAATGTCACAGCCATAGTTAACAGCTTAGGCAGTCAAGGCCTTATTGGTTTAGTTGCAGTATGGGTATTGTATGTAATCTGGAAGAACAAGTAATTAGTTTTTCCTAGCACATATAATAAGAAAGGATTACTGTGTAGTCCTTTTTTTAAGACTTGCATGCAAGTCTATCACTTTCGCTAACGCTCAGTGATCTTTTCTTTTAATAATGTTTGTAGAAATATTGCTTTTAGAAACGTTTCATCCAGATTAATCAGTCATACTTTGCCCAGAGCGGGCAAAGTTAAAAAGTGCTTCATCCGAGTAGCACCAGTCACTAGCGTTACAGCATTACAGAGGCGGTTGTCCTGTACCTCGAGCTGAGTCTTTATACAACGGCAGCTAATATAATATACGCTAACATACTATATTAACCTGTGGATTCGCATCCACGTCTTTAGCCTTATTCCTAATCTATTCAAATAGCAAAACTGGTTCATAGGCATATCCAGTCATCGTCCTGTTAAGGATAGTTGCTAAGTGCTTGGTACAGCGCCAAGTCTTCGGTCCCTGAGACTCTCGTCCAGTTGACTATCGTTCGTCACCCGAAATTAGCCGGTGATAGCTTTATACTGTTTGATAATACTTATTTGTTACGGGGATTTTTATGAGTTAGACTTGATGTCAGAATTTATTAATGATGTGTGAGCCATGGACACGAACGCTGATCTGTCCGTTATAATAATCTTTTGATTCTAGAACTTTTCTTGTAAATTGTTCCCTTGCTTCGATATAACTGCATTCTGCTTTGCTACGACAAAGGTATAGTATTTCCCTTGTAAACTGCTCGGCACCTAATTTAGTTACATCTTCCTGCAGTTCTTTGTTCGAGCCATAATATGTTTGCCAGTCTGAATCTACTTTGCTTCGGATTTTCTTACGTTTTTTGTTGCCGTTCTTTAATTTTACAGTCTTATAGGTAGTTTTAGCAAACTTTGCGAGCTTTTTTCCTATATATTTTTTACCATTAGTTAAATTTTCTATGCAATAGACAAATCCCACACAATCGTCTGGGAGTGTTTCTATAGGCTGATTATTGTATGTCCACACCATGCATAACTAGTTATTCCTATTTACCATGATGTAGCATACTCTTGATCTACCGCCCGTTTATTGCACTTTGTCTTGCATTCTTGCCATTTAAACGCTTTAAATTCGTTCCCCCAGAATGGATCATTTATAACATCTTCTAGACTTCTGTTATGCAGATTGAATTTCTCTGCTAATGATTGCCATTCTGTATTGTGATTATATCTATTTGCTACCCAACAGCAAGGAAATAATCTACCCCTAGCATCGATATATAACCCTTTGTTTCCAATCTCACACAAGGGTACAATATTTTCGTTATTTTTAACTTGATCGTACATCTTTAGATTAATCATGTGTATTGGATTTTCTCGACGAGCCGTCAGCTGAGTTATTTCGCGTTGGAATCTATGTGTAATACTAACAAACTTCGTACTAGGTTGTAAAGGATCATCAGCACCATAACTGGGATATACACTACCGAATTTAGTTGATTTGGTTACTTGGAAAATATCAACACCTAATGCCCTTGCTTGTTCTTGCATACTGTCTAAGTGATCTTCGTTAAATTTAAATGCTATCGCCGCCCAAGTTATTATACATTTAGAGTTGGCCCTAACGGTTTTAATTCCGACCATGATGCTGTCAAAGTCGCTATTGACTCGATACAGATTATTAGACGTATCGTCGTACCCGTCTACACTAAAATGTATACTGTCATTTTCGTAGAGAGATCTTGCTAATGTTTCCCACCACTCGGTAGTTTTATATGACCCATTGGTGACTATCACGATCTCTACGGGTTTAACACTTTTAATATACTGTATTACCGGGATCAGCTCTCGAGCGTAGATAGGATCGCCATCATCTCCACAAAACGTGATCTTCTCTACACTATCTAGCAAAAATTGCGGAGTAAAATTTCGTTTGAAGAACGCTAAATCTAACTCAGTATTGATTAGACCGTTGGGCACTTCTTGGCGGGCACATCTTGGACAGCGTAAGGTACATTTACTGGATATTTCTATGTGAAAGTGCCATGTGGCTAACATAGTGGTACCTCTCTTTGCCATTGATTTGTAAAACTGTTATCGGATCCAGAACAGGTTGCTCGACATACAGGATGCGGGTCGATACCCCACGATGCAGATACCTGCTCTAATGTAACAAACTCTTTTTGTCTACTACCTAGCCAGCAACATGGACTAACACGACCTTGTGCGTCGATGTAAACGCTTTGCTCTTTAAGAGCGATGCATTGGATTTTACCATCTGTCTTTACGGGATTATTCCAACCTACAGGAAATTCTAGTCCGTTTATATACGGACGACGACTGACTTTAGCGCGAAACCAAGTAAAACCCATGTTTTTTGCTAACTGTTCACAATCTTCAACTTGATGTTGATTATGAGCATACACTAACATATCCCAATGTGCCGAACCTCCTGCTTCTATAAAGGCGGTAGCATTGGCTATAACACGTTCCCATACAACATTTTTTCGATAGATATGATTTGTATCTGCTAATCCGTCTATACTAAACACCACATAATCTTGCGATTGATTTAATCGTTGGGCCAATTGCCTCCACCACTTAGTATCTCGAATACCACCATTGGTATTCATTCCTAAAGTAATAGAGTCGTTAACTTCTCTAAAGTAATCGTAAATATCTAAAGTTTCTAAACCGGCCGCTGGATCTCCGTAATTGCCGCACATAAACATCTTTTCTAAACCCTGTATAAATTCTATGCTGAACTTATCTTTAATTTGATCTACTGTTAGATGATGTTTAAGATTTTTGTTAAACAACGGATCTCTTTCACGGGCGCATAGAGGACACGCAGCCTGACAGACATCTGTAGACTCTATATGTAATATTTTAGGCGATGTCAACATCTGTGTTATAGTTTGTAAAACCGTTTTCTTTTACTACTGTTAACACATTGTTAACCCTACCGGCTAGTTCATCTTTATGGCTGACCAACCAAATACTCTTATTTGCTTCCCTACTCATCTTCTTAAGTATAGCAAGACTATTTTCAACACCACTAGCATCCATACCGCTATCTACCAGTTCATCAATAAATAGCAAGTTGACGGGTTGATATAAGCTTTCCCAAACATCACGAAAACTCCAGCTGAGACTTAGAATCAATCTATTACGTTCACCCCTGCTGAGGTTATCAAAGTCTAACTCACGTCCTAGTTCCTCTATGCTAACAGTGAGATCGTTTTGGAACTTAACCACGTGTGGCAACCCGATACGATCTAGATACTGTCCTAATCTTGCGTTAAGATGGCTGAGATTCTGATCGATGATCTTCTTACGTATAAAACTGTCTTTGTTAGTTAATAGTTTCATTAGAAACTCTTGATGTTCCTTGATTCTGGTAAGTTCATTCATGAGATCGTAAGTAATTTCTTCTAAAGCCTGCTCTTTCATCTCACGAATCTGATCACTATAAGGATCTACTTCCATCTGTTTAGCGGTTAGCTGTGTTAGTACACTGGCCATACTGCTACGATGTTCAAAAGCATCGCTTTCATTCTTGTAAAACACCTCGGGACACTGACCCAACTCTCCGAGCGTATCTAGAGAATTTTTATATTCTATCATCTGATGCTCGGTAATAATATTCTGTAGCGAAGTTTCCTCTAGAGACTTACGTTTGGATTCTAATACTGTTTCCTGCTTGCTATCGTGGAATGCTTGACCGCAAGTATGACAAGTATGATTCTCTAGCGCCTGTATCTCATCCTGTAGTCGTTTAATATCTTTTTGTTCTCTGGTATTATCTTGCTCAAAACGTTTGATTGATGCTTTTAGATCTCTAATTGATTTTTCTTTAGACTCATATTCGGCTAGACTTTTATGTGCATCTAGTTCAGATTCAATATCCAATCTAGCCAATTCATCGTAACATTGCTGTAGAGCAGACAGATCCTCGGCTTGCTTTTTCTGCCATAAAGCCTGTCTACGTTTAGTAGCATCGATTTGTTGTTTAATACGTTCGTTAGCATCATTGACAGCCTTTATGCGGAATTCTTCCTGCTGTATAGCATCTTTTGTTGCTTTGTTCTGTTCTTTTAATACTTCAGCCTTCTCACTTAGCATAGTAATGCCCAGTAATTGCTCAATAATAGCACGTTGATCATTAGATTTTAAGCTGAGAAACGGTTCGGTATAGGTATTCAAAGCCACTATGTGTTTAAACATGTCGTGGCTCATATTGATCAATCTCTCGATCTCCTGCTGGGTCTCTCTGCTATCACCTTGGCTGTTGTCGTCTTTACTTTCGTGTTCGTTGTCACCTACGTAGAATTTAAGTATGTTAGGTTTACGTCCGCGTTCGATCCTATACTTTTCCCCATCGCATTCAAAGTCGATAGTAACTAACATACCCTTAGTATTGGTCTTATTAATCAGATTGTCTTTTCTGATATTAGTCAGTGCTTGTCCAAATAAGGCATAGCTAAGTGCGTTAATGATAGTAGTCTTACCTGTACCGTTACGGGCACCGCTATCATCCCCACCTAGGTCTAAGTTTTCTCCTAACACTAACGTAAGGTCACGCCGATCGAAATCAATACCTTGTGTAGCGTTACCTACACTCATAAAATTCTTTACGCTTAATGCTTTGATTTTAAACATTAAAGATTCCTGTATATGTCTAACAGTAGATTGTTATCATAGTGCTCACTAGTGATAGCGGTCAATTGATTGGTCACTATCTGATCTACGCTTTCAAATGCCACATTGCCCTGCATCTCATATTGTTCGAGATCTGTATTCTTCTGGGGAATCAGTGTGATCTCACGTAGATCGTAGGTCTTGATAAATGTATCTTTGATAAAGTTAGCTTCTTCGTAGCTGATATCTATATCTAGATTGACTCGAACATGCATACCGGGTTTCAATATGCCTTCAGCATTGTTTAGTATAGCACCTAACCCCAATACTCTATAACGTGGCTGATCCTGCCACGTATGATATTCTGGCTCTTTGCCCCATTCCAGTATCATCATACCACGCTCATCGTCTCCTGCATCCGCATAGTTATGTGGAAAGCAGTTACCGATATAGGTAATATTCTTATGACTCTGCCGTTTATGAAAATGTCCGGTGAACACATGTTCAAAGTTTCCAAAGTGTTCACGCTTAACATCACCGTGATCTGGCATCTGTACCATGGCATTCATAAAGAAATGTGGTAGCTCGAAGTGCCCAAACATATACTTACTTTTTAGTTTTGGGATCTTCTTATGATCGTCGCCTACAAGCCATGGGGCGATAGTAACATCTCCAGCAGTGACCCAATCATTACAGATATGAACGTTTCTAAGATGTTTAGCCCACTCTACACTTTGGATATCACGTTTATCCCTATAGTAGAGATCGTGATTGCCAGGAATAAAGAACACATTGGAAAAATTATCGTTGAGATGTTCTAATGCCCGTAGACTATAATTAAGAGTGACGATATTAATGCTGGCACGATTGTTATGCCAATCACCCAGGAACATGGCTGTTTCGCAACCTTCTTCCCGGGCTTTAGCAGTAGCCCATTTGACGAAATTCAAACAGTCTTCGTTATGCTGTTGACTGTTGGATTTGAGACCAAAATGTATGTCAGTGAATATTGCAGCTTTTTTGAATAAGTTTGTCATCTACACATTATAACATCTTATTCCTCGTGATTACTAGTGCTACTTGTCCAATTCTGTCTAGTATAGCTAGGATTGAGATTATTGATCTCTAAGATATCATCCCGTAGATTCTGATTACGTTTTTCGATGTTTAAAACACGGGTAAAGCTATTAGTGATAGCAGCCGTATAGTAAGCGAAAGGATTTTGAGATTTGGACTCATCAAACTGTAGTCCAATTTGACTCAACTGTAATAATGCTTGACTACGCATCTCATCGTTATATGTATATCCGCGCCAGTTACTGCGGGTAGCATAGCGTTCACATAGTTTAATAAACATGTGTGCTAGCTTGTTGGTCATAGCCCCGTGCTCTTTGGAAAACTCTCCTTGATCTACGCCGCCTTTCCAATGACTACGTCCCACTACATAAGGATTACCCTCTTCGTCTACCTTGTAATGGAAGAAAGGGGGGAAGTTGACTTTGACGTATTTGTTATGTGCAGGGTCTAACTCATCGTATTCAGTATGGATGAGGTCTTCTTCGTCGTCGAATAGTTCCTTAGCAGTATTACGTGCCTTCTGTGTTTTAACGGAATCTAAGGGTATATGTTCCCATGTCATGATACGGAATACCACATCAGTCTGGAGAATTTTAGTGTATTTGATAGCAAATTGTTCTAACTTTTGCTTTTCACCAGTGGCCAATACCGCGGCTTCGTGAGCTAATTTGCCCAAACGTTCCGCCCTTGACCGCCTAGCCGCCAGTATATTTTTCTTATTAATCTTTTTGACGCTATCCAAAATCAGATCATAATCACAGTATTCAGTAGCAGAATACGAACAATATGTAGTTTTGCTCTTGTGGATCTCTTTAAGGATGTCTTTGTTGTTGAGGTAATTGTGCCTAATTTTATTACTCCTTGTTAAGTCATTGAATAATAACAGTTTTTTGTACCTATGTCAACCTTTTTATAAACAGACACTATTTTGACTTCGATAAATATCTATATAATAGGGTATTTATAATATGGCAAGTGAGTCAACAACAAACGGCGGCGCAAGCGTCTCGGTAGAACAGCAAAATGCATTAAACAATGTAACCATAGACTTTTCTGCACGACAGACTGCGACCTCTGATCAAGTATCGGCTAGACTGGCTAGTTCTGGTTATAATGCACAAACTGGCGCAGCCCCGTTGACCGCACAGAACTACACATGGCAAGGTGCTGCCCCTATGGAAGAAGACTGGCGTGTCAGGATCAGTGTCCAACCGCCTATACAGAACATATTTTATACTCAACCACTTTATACTACCAATGGTGTCATATTTCCCTATACTCCGGCAGTTACTATCAATCACGTAGCACGTTATGGGACATCCCAATTAACGCACAGCAATTATTCCTCTTATTTCTATGAAGGCAGTGAAGTACAGAACATAACTATCAACGGTGAGTTCACAGTACAGAATATAGCAGAAGGTCAATATCTCATAGCTGCTATACAGTTCTTCCGTAGCTGTACTAAGATGTTCTACGGCGCATCAGCGTTGGCAGGAACACCACCCCCGATGGTATTTCTAGATGGTTACGGTGGCACTTATCTACCACATGTACCTTGCGTCATAACACAGTTTAGTCACACTATGCCATCAGAAGTTGACTATGTTAATATACCCTTAGTAAACCTAGGCGGTCCTTCAACTACAAGATTGCCAACAAATAGTACATTGGCAATAACCTTACAACCTGTCTACAGCAGGAATAATGTGTCAAGGAACTTTACATTGGAACAATTTGCTCTAGGTGCATATTTAAACACTAATAGCAAGACCACAGGAGGGTTTATCTAATGGCTAATGCACAATATTCATCTACCAGTCCTTATAGTAAGACTCCATTATTTGGCAAATTTCTAGACATAGCACAGATACCTGTCATAAGCAGATCTCTTGAAGATGTATTGTTTACCGTGAACAAGACTTATCAATTTAGACCCGATCTATTAGCTTTTGATCTTTATGGTGATCAAAGCTACTGGTGGGTATTTGCGGTAAGGAATCCCAATAGTATACGGGATCCTGTATTTGACATGCGTATAGGCACGAAAATCTATATACCTAAAAAAGATGTTATCCTAGCGTTGGGAAGATAACATGGCAGAATTAAACGCCACCAGCCAAGCAATACTAAATGACAATAGGGTCAGACCTGGCTATACGGTACCACCTAGCACGGTAGGCCAATATATCGTAGACGCAGCTAGACAGCGCAACATCGACCCTAACGTAGCATTGGCAGTATATAGAAGTGAAGGGTTAGGTAATTATCAATCTCAATTTGTTAAAAATGGAAATCAAGAGAGATCATACGGACCATACCAATTATATCTTGGTGGAGGCTTAGGTAATCAATTTGAAAAAGATACTAATCTAAATGCAGTCGACCCAAATAATTGGAAACAGAACGTTGACTACGCATTAAATTATGCAGCCAACAGCCCGAACGGGTGGAAACCGTGGTATGGTTTCCAAAAAACACAATACGCTAGTCAAGGAAATAAAGCAGGTATAGGTCAAGATGCGAAGACACAACCGATAAGTCCAAATGGTTCCGCTAAATCAGATGGGTCTATCCCCGGAGCAACCGCTGAACGCCAATTAACAGAAGATGAAAAGACGTTAGCGAAAGATCCAGGTCCTCCCCGTGATGCAGAAGGAAATCTCAATAAGAACTGGTATCAAAATGATGAGACTGGAGAGACCTATTATAATCCCTTTAGAGCACAGGCGGAAGCAGATGCTGGATCTAATGTGTTTGCTAATATTAAACAAGTTTCTAGTCCTAACCCGTTACACGACTACGAATCTAACACTTATAATATCGGTCTATACGCTATATCTACCTATGAGCATACACGACTGGTCAATAACCCAGAGGTATATAGACCAGGTCTAGGGACATTGTTGATTGCTAGCGGCGGTAGGCAAGTAGACAACGCTAGTAATTATCTAAGAAATCCTTACTTTACCGAAGATTTCTTTTTTGAAAATTTACGACTGACTACAACTGTGAATACCACTGAACGTAGCGGTAACAGTAATCTTGTTTTATGTGACTTCACTATAATAGAACCTAACGGATTCACTCTGTTAGATAGATTGATAGATGCTGTAGCCAGCCCCCCTATCAACGGTCAATCTTATCTACATCAGCCTTACGTATTAGAGATTAGTTTCTTTGGCTATAAGGATGGCATTCCCGACCCCGCATTAAGAGCCCATACCAAATATCTTCCTATTAGATTAGTAGATGTTAAAAGTCGTAATTCGCATAAAGGTACTGAATATACTATAACGGCATCAGCCTTTAACCATCAAGCATTGAGCCAAGTATATGTAGAAGTACCGGCCATGTTTTCTGTTAAAGCACAGACTGTGGGAGATATGTTAGGAACGGGAGATATTAGCAATAGTCTAATAGGAATGTTGGATCATGCGTCCAATCGAGCTACCGGAGGTAGAGAATTTGCAGGTAAACCCGGTTACGATGAAGTTGGAAACTTAATCCAACCTAATGGAATTCCGGGAAGTGGTGATCCAAATTCCCAGGCAACACTGAATTTATTGTCAAAGACCCAATTCCAAGTTAACGGCATTACTAATGCAATTAATTCTTGGTACCAACGTATGAAAAAGAATGGTGTTACCAGTGTTGTTTATTCTAAAGTAAGTGTAGAGTTAGATCCAGAAATCAGAGATGCCAGATTAATATCTGTTTCTCCTAATACAGTTCAACAGGCCGCACCTATAAATCCAAAAAATTCTGCAACAAACACAGCACAACAAGCGGCAGGATTAAACAAAGGCGGAATATCATTTGACGGAACCGCCATGTCTGTTCCTGCAGGTACACGATTAGATAAGTTAATAGACTTTGCTATACGTAGCAGTAGTTATATAGACAAGCAACTTAGGAAAGATCCGGACAAACGCACACAGCCAGACAATGCACAAGGCAACCAACCTTTGAAATGGTATAAGATCATACCACGGATTAAGATAGTTGATTATATCCCTGAGTCAAATACCTATAGCCTGGATATAACCTATGTAGTAAAGAAATGGCTTAGAACTACAGATTATCCTTATGCCCCAATCGGTAGACAATTGGGGTTTGTTAAAGAATACAATTATATGTATACCGGAGGGCGCAGCCCAGTGTCCGGCGAATGGCAGAGCAATAGAGATGTACTGGATCTACAGATCGATTTCAATATATTGTATTTCCAACCTTTTACGGTGTTCAAAGAAAAAGATCAGATAAACTCAACAGCCGCCGGGATATACGATAAAAATCAGCCGGGATATGAGGATACAGGGGTATCTTGCGCCCCACGACGCGAAAATGTATTTTCGGCTTACGACTACGGCAAGATAGGTAGACCATCTAGAAAATATATAGCCAAAGATGCACAGCTACAAAATAAAAATAGTCCCCAGAGTCAATCGGCAGTTACAGCAGCCGACTTACAAAAATCGCTGATGACAGGTTCCCGTGGAGACATGGTCAATGTGAAATTAAAGATCATAGGTGATCCAACTCTGATAAAACAAGATGATATATTCTATGGTCAAACGTTAGAGGTGGTAACTACATCGGACAAAACTCCAAATTATAGTTTATGGACCGACAACGGAGAGCTTTATGTATTTTTAAATTTTAGAAGCCCGATAGACTATGATCAGACTACAGGTCTGGCTAACCCAGGAGATAATCCTTACTTTGCATCTGGCCTATGGAGCGGCGTTTATCGTATTGTTACCGTTGAAAACACGTTTAATCGTGGAAAGTTTGAACAGACATTAGATTTGGTTAGATTATTAATAGATGATAATACAAGGGCGACAGATTTTTCTACGGTAGGTCAAAGATTTAATACATACACTAATGCAGGATTCCCCCAAGTACCAGCAGCATTGCCCAGTCGATTTAGCGGTCCGAATATCGTTAAAGCTGGAACAGCAGGATTGGCAGCTGGCGTGTCTTCAGTGTTAAACGCCGCTGGAGGTGGTGGAGGCGCTGGAAATGCATTAGTATCGGGATTGTTGGGACAAGTGCAAAGCATAGCTGTGAGCGCCATTAGCAATCTAGTTACCAAGGAGCTTAACGCAGTGATATCAAAAGGAGTATCTGAACTTAAATCTTTTATTAATAGACCATCACCGGAAGCGTTGGCCAAAGCCAATGCAGAAGATGCGGCCCGCGATATGGAAGGTGGTCCGGCATCAGAGACAGCTCCAGTAGAGGCCAATGGCGGTGAGCCGAGTGTTTATTCCGGAGATGGGAATCCCGTTGCTGACGAGTCTCTTATCTCGTCTGTTGACCCAGACATCTCGGCGTTAGATACAGATCTGGTACCTGCTGACATTGATGTCCCGGAGATTGATGTCCCGGAGATTGATATCCCAGAGATTAATATCCCGGAGTTTGACTTTTAATACAATAATAGAATACGGAATAAAAATATATGTCAGTTCAAAATGCAGTTATGTCAGGAACCAAGCAATCGAGGGATCAAGATACCACGAGAGCTGAGATTCCTCTCAAAGAAGGAATATACAAAGGTGTAGTTAAGAAGATAGATATTTCTACCCGTAACGGACGACTGTGGGTCTATATACCACAGTTTGGTGGTGATGCACCTAACCTAGAAAGTAACTGGACCTTAGTAAACTATGCCAGCCCATTTTCGGGAGAGACTCAAGGTCAGGCATCTACCACGCAGAGTCAACTTAATAACTACAACGTAACTAAACAGAGTTATGGATTTTTTATGGTATCTCCGGATATCGGTTCCACTGTGCTATGCTGCTTCCCCGCGGGTGAAACTAAAGAAGGTTATTGGTTTGCCTGTGTCAGCTCAGAATTAAGCCGATATATGACTCCAGGTCTGGGTGCTGTTACATTAGATAAGATATCGAGTACCAGCATACCAGCAGATCTGGCACAATATCTATCACCCGGTCGTAAATATCCCGTGGGCGAATTTAATGAATACGATCCCACTAACTACCAGTCTGGATGGGCCGCAGCACTAAAACCGATTAATGTATCACAGACTGTGACTTTGATAAATCAAGGCCTAGATCAAGATCTAAACAGTCGTGGCGCGATCACTAGTAGTATGCAGAGAGATCCAGTCAGTAGCGTATACGGATTCAGTACTCCGGGTCGTCCTATACCTAAACAAGATATAGCCAATAATCCCGATCTGCAACAACAAATAGCAACAGGTACGATTAGTAATGCGGATCTACCTATATATACTAGAGTAGGTGGCCACAGTCTGGTGATGGATGATGGTGATATTTTTAAGAAGAACAATCTAGTCAGACTAAGATCATCAGCAGGGCATCAGATTCTAATGGATGACTCGGATGGTTATATGTATATTAGTAATTCTGCAGGTTCCGCATGGGTAGAGTTAACTAAAGAAGGTGACGTGCTGATCTACGGAAAACGGGATTTATCTATACGTACCGAAGGTAATCTCATGATGCATAGTGATCATAACATTAGCTTAAGTGCTATGAATAGTGTTAATATATTCGGTGGATCTAAAGTAGCATTAGAAGGGCAGACAATACAAGCCCGAGCAGATGCATCACTTAACCTCTATGGTCAAGTAGCACAGTTAAAGAGCGGAAGTGCGTTAATTCTCAAAGCGGCAGCCAGTCTGTCGGCGGTAGCGGGCGGCAGTATGAGTTTGAAAGCTAGCAAGATAGCACTGAATGGAGGCGGTGGTGGTGGCGATGTTCCTCCTCCTGCTAGACTTTCTAGGTTCTCTCTACCAGATTCGGAACCTAACGGATTTGGATGGGTGTTATTAGAAAGAGGTATGACCTCAATCAACTATAAAGTACCAACACATGAACCCTATGTGCGGGGTAGTGTTGCCGCAGTAATAAGACAGCAAGAAGCGTCGACCACAGATATCGCTCAAACTCCTGTACAAAAAGATCTCGACGGTAATTCCATAGATCCACCAGTAGTTACTCCAGGAGTCAATGTGACCCTAGCAGACATAGGCACGGTAGCGCGACCAGCACCTACATCAAGTTTCATCCAACAACCCGATCCAGGTGCAGCCATGGGAGCATTGAGCAACGATCAGTTAAGAGCCTATACAGCCCAGATAGGTTATACAGAAGGCAATGGTAGTTATGCGGGCTATGACAATAATGGAGCTCAAGGCAAGTATAAACTAGATTCCCAAGCATTACAGAATCTGGGTTATATAAGAGTAGGAACACCACAGACACAGGAAGATATGAACAATCCTGCAAATTGGACTGGAAGGAATGGCATAGGTAGTCCACAGGACTTTTACGCTAGCCCTGCAACACAGGAACAGGCTATGTACGATTATACGGCTAGAAATTACAAACAGCTACAGGTCAACGGTGTTATCACCCAAGATACTCCTGCAGATAAGGTAGCCGGATTATTATCTGCGGCACATATAGCAGGAGTTCAAAGTACAACGCAGTGGTATCGTAGTACTAAAGATGCAGTTAATCTGGATAAAACTGCTATATCAGATTATTATAATCAAGGTCGATTTAGCCAAACGCAGGTAGCGACTATTGTGGCAAGTAACACTTCTAAAATCGTAGCGAGAGTGTAAATACAACATGGCCCTATATAACGGATTTAGCACAGTAAACAGATCAAAGCATTTTAGAATCACGGACTTTGAACTAGTAAAACAGGATTTAACCAATCACTTTAACTTACGTAAAGGCGAAAAATTAATGAATCCTGATGTCGGTACTGTGATATGGGATATGATATTTGAACCGCTAGATGAAACCAGTAAAGCCACTATCATGCAGGATGTTAATCGTATAATCGCATCTGAACCACGTGTAGCAGCTGAAAATGTCATAGTTACCCAGTATGACAGGGGTATTCAGATAGAAATAGTGCTACGATACATATCAACCAATCAACGTAGCACTCTAGTAGTCGATTTTAACAGACAATCTAGTCAACCCAACAGAACTCTTTAAAATCCCATATTTTGTTTTCGATAAATATCTAAAACGAGGTTAATATGGCAAATACCACACGACAGAACAGCCTCCTAGTCAATCAAGATTGGACTAGGATCTACGAAAGTTTCCAAAATGCAGACTTCCAGAGTTATGATTTCCAGACTCTGCGTAAGAGCATGATAGACTATCTGCAACTATACTACTCCGAAGATTTTAATGATTTCGTGGAGTCCAGTGAATATATAGCACTGATAGATATGATAGCCTTCCTAGGGCAAAGTCTTGCATTCCGCTCAGACCTCAATGCTAGAGAAAACTTTATCGATACTGCTGAACGCAGAGACAGCGTATTAAAATTAGCACGACTAGTCAGCTATAATCCAAAACGTAATCTTGCAGGCACAGGTTTCTTAAAATTCGACAGTGTACAGACTACAGAAACACTAACGGACAGCAATGGGTCAGACATCAGCAACCTCATAGTAAAATGGAATGATCCCACAAATATCAACTGGTTTGAGCAGTTTGTTACTATCCTCAATGCCGCATTACCTACCAATCAAAGTATTGGTCGCCCGGCTGGCAGTAAAGTTATTGCGGGTGTTACCAACGATGAATATAACCTAAATCTAACTCCAGGCATGATGCCAGTGTTTTCATTCCAATCGCAGGTAGAAAATGCTAATCTATCTTTTGAGGTAGTCAGTGCTACCAGTCAAGATAAGAATTACATTTATGAAGTACCTCCTGCGCCTAGCCGCCCGCTTAACATATTATATAAGAATGATAATCTAGGTAATGCCAGCAATAACACAGGATTCTTTTTCTATTTTAAACAGGGTACGCTACAGAATGTAGCATTTACCTTTAGTGAAGCTATCCCTAATAATTCAGTAGCTATTAATTATGATAACATCAATAATACAGATGTATGGCTATACGAACTCAGCAATACAGGATCGGTGTTTACTCAATGGACAGAAGTACCAACGGTTAATGGAGTGAATATAATATACAATAATAACTCTCCTAAAAAATGCTTCCAGACTATAACACGCAATGGTGATCAAGTGGGTCTGGTGTTTGGAGATGGTACATTCTCCGCTATACCACAAGGAACATTCCGTGCCTATTGCAGATCTAGTGCAGGACTTAGCTACAAGATTACGCCTGATGAGATGCAGAACATCACATTGGCTATACCTTATCTCAGCAAGTTAGGCCGTGTTGAAACATTGACCATAGTGTCAAGTTTAAAGTATACCATAGCAAATGCAGTGGCTAGAGAAAGTATCACAGAAATACGCACTAAGGCACCACAGCAATACTATACGCAGAATCGTATGGTTACGGGCGAAGATTATAACATTTTCCCTTATACTAATTTTAGCAGTGTCAGTAAAGTCAAGGCAGTTAACAGGACCAGTAGTGGAGTTAGTAGGTTTCTTGATGTAGTTGATGCTACCGGACGATATTCCAGCACAAATATCTTTGCGGAAGACGGAGTATTATTTGAGGAAGATGCGGCTTCTACTTTTGACTTTACATGGACCACACGGGCAGATATTAATCGGATAATTGAAAATCAGATACTCCCTGCTGTCCGTGATAGATCACTATTACATTTTTATTATGCCTATTTTAACAGATTTGCATTGACTGGGTTATATTGGTATCGTAGTACTGTAGGATCAGGATCATCTACAGGTTACTTTGTTGACTCCGCTAATTTCCCACAACAGGTTGGTTATGGAGTTCCAGGCAACAACGCTTACGTAAGAAATAACTGTATAGTCATATTCAGCCCAGGTGCAGGAAATTATTTTAATTCGTTGAATGAGATAGTACCTTTACCTGAATCAAATGTATTACCTACCAATGGACAATTATTACTTTATGTGGCAGTGGAAAAATTATTTGGCAACGGTAGCCAGGGAAACCTGTCCAGTGGAAAAGGTCCAGTCTGGTTGACTGATAATGTTCCCGACGGGGCTATAGCCACTATAGTGATTCCAGCGTTTGCCAACGATTTTAGCACTAGCTTTAAGTCTCAGTTAATAACACTGATATCCAGCTATACAGAATTTGGTATCAGATATAGTCAGTCGGCCAATGAGTGGGTTATTGTAACCGCACAGAACATGGATCTAACGGACCCATTCAGCCAAGCCAACGAAGGTGACCCTTACGGTCAAAGTCTAGATGCTAGTTGGTTGTTAAGTTTTACAGTCAATGGTCCGATCTATACTACAGCCATTAGAGGTTTAGATTACGTATTTGCCAGCAAAAGAGAAACTAAATTTTACTATGATAATAGTTTTAAAATATTTGATCCTGTTACTGGTCGTACAGTTAACGATAATGTAAATGTATTAAAGGTCAATGGAGACCCTGATTCAGGTGCACCATTATCGCAAAATATACTCTGGTATATATACGATCAAGTCGCAGAGTCCGATGGTTATGTTGATGCTAGCAAGGCTCTTATTACCTATAGTGATTCAAACGATGACGGTGTTCCGGACAATCCCGATATCTTCGATACTGTGGTAAAACCCACCACAAATCCAAACAACAAATATGTATTCTTTGTCAAGACATATGGATACGATAGTTTCGTCACCTATACCAACGTAAGCAATGCATTAGTCAATACAGAGTTTATTAATAAAGTATCGATATTGCCTTCCGTAAACAATTATGTAGAAGGACAGATATTCTATACAACCACAGAACAAGCATTTTATGTGTTGACCATATCCGGATCTACTAGATCATTGACGTTGAGCAATGATTATATTGCCCGAATCGGTCGACAAGATCTATATTTCCAGTATAGACATAATGCTCCGGGTAATAGAAGACTAGATCCAAGTCCAAACAATCTAATAGATCTTTATGTATTGACCAAAGAATACGAAGCACAATATAGGGCATGGGCATTAGATACTACAGGAACAGCAACAGAACCCAATGAAGCCACTAACGAAGCATTGAGAATACAATTTGGTGATTTAGAAAATTACAAGAGTGTCAGTGATGCCTTGGTATTTAACAATGCTAAATTTAAACCACTGTTCGGCAATAAAGCCAGATCAGAATTTCAAGCTACCTTTAAAGTAATCAAGAACAGCAATGTCAATATCACTGACAGTGAGATACGTAGTAAGGTTTTAGCTTATATCAATGCGTTCTTTAATACAACCAATTGGGATTTTGGCGAAACATTCTACTTTACTGAACTGGCTACATACATACAGCAAGGTCTTGCACCTAATATCAGCAGCATTATTATAGTGCCTAACAGTGCGTCACAAGTCTACGGTTCATTGCAGCAGATCTCTTCAGAACCAGACGAGATATTGATTAGCTGTGCCACTGTGGAAAACATCGAAGTAATTAGTGCTATTACTGCGGCACAATTAAACCTACAAAATCAATCGGTAAATACTATCATAAACTAAAGATAAAAACAGATGCCTATAACAAAAACATTACCTTTTCTACCAGGGATATTCCAGACTGATGCTAATCAGAAGTTCTTAAATGCGACTCTTGATCAGCTGGTAACGCAACCTAATTTAGTTCCGATTAATGGGTACGTAGGTAGAAAGTTTAGTCCTGGTAAGAACGATTTTTCAAAATATGTACAGGAACCCACTACAGCACGTTCAACTTATCAACTTGAACCGGGAGTTATAGTTAAAGATTCAGTATCAGGGAATGTTGACTTCCATATTACCTATCCCGAAGTACTACAAAAGATAAGTTATCTTGGAGGTAAGGTCAATAATCCTAGCGGTTTATGGTCCAATGAATTCTACAGTTTTGATCCCCATGTTAACCTAGATGCGTTTATCAATTTTGGGCAGTACTATTGGTTACCTAGCGGACCACAAGCAGTTGATGTGTTCTCCGGAGCAGCTGATCTTGAACGAACTTTTTATATCTATCCAAACAACGGTACACAAGTCTACAACATTAGCGGTTACGGTAACGGAACTAACCCTGACTTAGTATTGGTTCGGGGAGGCAGTTATCAGTTTAAAGTTAATCAACCGGGTAAATCTTTCTGGATACAGTCCGATCCAGGTTTAAGCGGTAAACAGCTCAATAACAATAACTTGTCTAGTAGACAAGTGTTTGGTGTATCTAATAACGGCGATGATAGAGGTACGGTTACGTTTAACGTTCCAAGTAAGACTGCACAAGATCTATACGTAGATATGAATGTGGTACAGAACGTCGATCTAGTCACTACATTAAGTTATTCTCAGATTCAAGGTCAGTTATTGAGTACGTTCTTGGGAACTTACACCGGCATTGACGGCCAACGTACAAATCTAAATAACAAGTATCTTGTATTCGGACAACCGTACGAAGATGATGCATACTGGACAGCAGATAGCACCACTGTGGCAGCTACACAGCGTTATGGGGTATGGCAGATAGAACTGGTAGTTACCGGCTCTGACTATACATTCAACTTGAATTACATAACTAGTATACCAACAAACAATAAAGTTATTGTGCAATCGGGTGTAAGTTATGGCAATACTGAATGGTACAAAGATCCAGATGGCACTTTGAAACAAGTACCGGTCATTACTGCTAATCTTGATACTCTCTACTATCAAGACGGAAGTCTAGAAGGGCAAGTAGGTATTATAAAATTAGTCGAAGTTAATAGTCACGCGATAGATGTTCCAACAGAGATACTAGGTAAGCAGAATTACATCAGTCCCAATGGCGTTACCTTTACTAATGGACTGAAAATACGATTTGACACAGGTGTTACCCCTGCAAATTATGAAAACAACGAATACTATGTAGATGGTGTTGGAACTAGTATCAGGTTGACATTAGTATCGGACTTAGATATTAACGAACCGATATCAGGTGCTAACTTTGATCCTACTGTTAGTTTCGATACATTGTCTAATGCTAGTTTAAATGCATCAAAAGATCATCTTACTATCACTACTACAGATGCTCCTGACGGTACTACGATATTAGTGGGCACCTTTCCTAATGCGGTTAATCCAAACTATGTGATTGATCAGGACCTAACAGTACAGATCCCTTATCGAGGCGGACTTAATCAGCAGGGAGAACATGCCTCTGCTTTATTAAGAAACGGCATTATTGGAATGACGTTACCTGGTGTAGTGATCAATGGAACTTATAACGGATGCTATGTTCCAGGAGTAAACGGAACACAGTGGCATTATAATTCCAGTCTAGCTAAGATCAACGGACAAGATTCCTACGGCGGTTATCCTGGATCCGAAAATGGTTATCACTATACCGACAGCACATTTATCACAGCAAATGCTTGGGGTAATGTGTCAGGATTTACGGCAGAAGAAAACGGATATCTAAACTCAGACGGGCATAGCAAATTAATAGGTTTCGCCAGTGACGGCTATCCTATATATGGACCTTACGGTTATGTAGATCCAAACAGCAGTGGTAGTTCAGTTATCAGAATGAAAAGTTCTTATGTCTATAACGGTGGATTAGCTAGCAGACCTAGCGGCAAAACAGTTACAGTAACAGCCAACGCTACTTCTAGTAGTAATATCACAGTAAGTAGCACGTTTGGACTGAATCCGGGAATGAGATTAAATTCCAATGATGCAGGTATTACAGCCGGTTCAGTGTGGATAGTCAAGAACGGCCTACAGACAGCAGAAGGCCTAGAACCGTTCTATGGAGCCCCTACTCAAGTACAGTTAAGTTCAAATGTTACTATATTAGAAGGTAGTACCGTAAGTTTTGAATATAATCCCGGTACATTTATAGAGGATTATTCTTACTCATCTGGCAGTGGAACGTTAGATCAGTACAATGGTAGATTCTGTGTAACTCCGGATTTTCCTAAAGGAACATACGCCTACTTCGCTACTCAAGAATCGGGCGGTACACCTACATATCCTTATTTTGTGGGTAGCGCATTCTACGGTAGTCTAGAGATAAACACTAGTACCAGTTTGACTACACCAGACTATATCGTTATTAATAGATCTAGTAGAGATCAAAGTCCGTGGAGTAGATGTAATCGTTGGTTCCACAAAGACATACTGGCGTTGTCTAGTTTGTACAATAGGACCGATCTAATATTGGATCAGGACAATAGAGCTAAAAGACCCATTATAGAATTTGAGCCAGATTTACAGCTATATGACTTTGGAAAACGTGCATTACAACCAGTTGACCTTTACGATACAGATTT